GTAGTGGTATTCTCGTCATCATCGTCTTCGAGTAACTCGGAAACAAATGACCAAGAACGAGGTGTTGCAAATGAACGACTTGGTGACTTAGGATCAAAATCATACAAGTCCTTCTTAGCAAATTGCAAATAACCTGCAACATCAGGGTGAATGTCATTAGTTACTGCCCACTGGAACCAATCATCAAAGTCCACTTTCATTTCTAAGTGTACAAATCTGTTAGCCAACGGAGCAGGCATTCTATATGTTACACCTTTATCTGCTTCTCTGTTACCAGCGGCAACAATCAAAACATTATCAGGTAACGTATATGTACCAACCCTTCTGTTTAGGATTAATTGATAAGCGGCCGCCTGTACTGCCGGCGCCGCCGAATTCATTTCATCTAGGAAAAGAATGATGGTCTTATATTTCTTAGCCATCTTAGCATCTGGCAATTCTGCCGGAGGTGCCCATTTCATTATATTATCATTTGCCGCATAATATGGCATACCTTTAATATCTGTAGGTTCCCATAACGACAAACGAATATCAATCAAATGACATTTTTCCATTTCGTCTTTAATTTGTTGAATAATGTCCGACTTACCAATACCTGGAGGTCCCCAAATAAAAAGTGGACGTTTCTTTTTGAATGCCCTAACGATTGCCTTTTTAGCATTGTTTGGACCAACTTGTCTTACTGCGATGTTTTCCATGTTGTACTCCTTCTATGTTATCTCAGTGCCATACTTAATTTCTAAGTATGTTTATATAATAGCACCGTTATATCAAAAGGTCAACCTTTTTTTTAACTTTTTTCCAAAAAAAATATCTAATAAAATCAAGTATTTACGTGATCATCTGCCCGTTTTAATGCTTTGGCAAGACCATATTTACGGACATCTCCACTAAAAAGATGCAGTTCCATACTCTTTTTTTCACTGGTAACTGTGATACTTTGGTTAGTGATATAATATGGACAGTCTATAAACTTGTCCAAAAATATTATTACTTGGGTAGTAATTTTGAAATCGGGAGGAAATGGAATTTCATATGTTTGTAGTTCTAATTTTTCCATTAAGAACATCATACCATCATCGGTAAGTCTAAGTCCACCTGCTTCTTTGGATCTGGTATTTTGCCACCAAAGAGGCATATACTCTGCTAGAGTACTATCTGAAATACCTATGCCTGCCGCCTTTAAGAATACCTTGGTGTAGGTTTCTTTCCAGTTCATTTTATTCTTCTTTGACTATTTGGCCTTCAACTAATTCAACAACTTCAAATTCAGTAGTGTTGAACATATCGTTAAGTTTCTTTGCAAGATTATGTGCATGGCCTGGATTAGAAAATGAAACTTTCTTATATTTAGGTCCTGGATAATTAGTCAGGATATTTGCTGACTTTAAATTAAAAGGTTTGTTTTGATAGAATACTGCCCATATGGCTCTAGCCTGTAGAACTTGCTCTGTTCTATAGGTTTTCTTATTAACGTACTCTAATAATATATTTGGTTTAGGTCTACTCATATAATTTCTCTTCAATATTATTTATCTCAAAGAGAGGGTTATATGCGTAGTTTACTTCCAGTCTGTAGATCCACCATCAACTGTAACGTTGATTACTTCTTCTGTATTGTTCTTTTCGTGGATTAGTTTTTCAAGATCACCATGCAATCTAGACATTACTGCGCCTATTGTAAATGCAAGGTTTTTTGCTTCGCTTATAGTTAAATTAACACTATTAGATTTGCTATTTTCAGCACCTTTAACACGTTCTATGAACTGTTGTAAAGGAATAGTATTAAGTGGTTTATTTGTTGACACGACTTAACTCCTGTCTCATTTCTAGTTCTGTTTTAAATGGACCACTGTATTCATACTTTTCAAGTGTAACTAATTTAGGGCAAAAACTTTTTACCCAACCTTTTTCAAAGTGAATACAAAAATAACCTGCACAATATAAACTTTTAGACTTTTTACTCTTTGTAAATAATCCAAACTTACGTTTTACATCATACATACTGTTATGTGGAGTAGTACTTGTTGGCAAGTCATATATGGTCTTTTCAGGCACACTATCACTAATAGTTGCTTTACTCCATAGTATTGTGCCTAAGTTCTTTTCAACTTGGCCTTTGTTATCATACAAATAACTTCCTGTATCGCAACTATACATATAACGATTATCAGATTCTCTAGATAATGTTCCTAATTTTTCATTTGAATTTTTATCTTCAATAATCCAAAACTTGTTTTTTAAAATTTCATTTGCTTTTAAAGATTTCATTCTGGGTACCTCGCTTGTAATGGTTCAGCATAAGCCTGAGCATTATCGGAAATTCTTTGCAAGTCATATACTGCACAGAACTTCATCAGTCTTAGTCCAACCTGTTTAATAGTTTTAGGTGATTGAGTTGCTTCTTCAATCACGTCTTGTATAATGTGCCTGATGTTACCAGGTTGTGCAGTTAAGTCACACAAAGTAACGTTTCTATTGTAATCATCTAACACACGATGTTCTACACCTTCATGATCAACCCAACGTTGTAACATCAGATTGTTCCAGTTGTAACCTTTGGATTCTTTGTCTTCAAAAGCATCTTGTAAGCCTACTTTGTTTTTTGTACCTTTTACTCTTACACCAGGATATGCACTAAACACATTATCACTAGTATCACCTCTCATACACTTTTCAAATAGTAACCATTCAGGATTAGGAGCATCTTTTGCCTTACCTGTCTTTTTATCAATGATAGGTTCTCTTTTCTTATCATCAAAGTAACCTTCATGTGTAATAATAGTATTGCTTACACCATTATATTGTGTAACCTTAGGTGAAATTAGTTGTGCAAAATCTCCGTCTGTAGATACAATTACGTGTTCATCTTCAGGATGAAGTTGTATCCAACCAGCAATTAAATCATCTGCTTCTAATTGACTATGTTGTAATACTGTACAATTAGTTTTAGTAGTTACAAATTCTTTAAATGCATCAAACGTTTCCCAGAATACTTTTTCTTCTTCTTGTTGTGATGGAGTAAGTGCATCTCTAAATTCTTGCCTATTTCTTTTGTATGGCTCATAAAAGTCTTTACGCCAACTACGGCCTTCTAAACAGAATACAATATGATCAGCATCAAATTCATGCCAGATCTTTTTTAAACTGTTAAGTGTAATATGGAATGCCATACCTACTTTAGTATCTAAGTCGCCTCTTACAACGTGCCTTGCTCTAAAAAATGTATTTGCAGTATCTATAAGTGCATATTTCATAATAGTTTGCCTTTATCTAATAAGTGTGATGCCCAAGCAAGATGATAAATTTCTTTAGGATGAAAGCCATTCCAACTACTGTAATTAAGTAATTTTGTGCTTTCTTCTAATCTATTCAATTGTTCCATTTTCTCATCTGTGTTTTGTTCAAAGTTTCCGTATGTCTTATAGTGTGCTTCCCACCAACCCGCTTCGTTCATACACGGTAACTTTATATTGATACCATGCATTTTGGCTGTATGTTCTACCCACGGACATTCTACTATTATAAACGAATCGCTAGTAAAGTCAACCAGAAAATTATTAAAGTTTTTCCAAATGACACCGTTTACATTTGTATATGATTTGAGTATTCGATCATATTCGGACAACATCATTTCGTCATACAGTTCAAACCAATCTTTCATTGACAGAATTGGATCAATTGTTTTTTGTTTTGAATATAATAAATCGTATCCTTTAAGATTGGTATAGTAGTCATGATGTTCTGAATTATCTCTACCTGGACTTGTAAGTTGCATTACCACAGTAATTTTTTCATATGCAGTATGATATTCCTCTAGCAATCTATCTAGATCATGCATATGATGTTGATTACAATTACCTGGTACTGCTGATAGTAGTAAATCACTGTTTAATGCTTTAGCCATGATTCCACTAAAACAATGATCTAATCTATAAAAAGGATCGTCTCTGCCCTGTCCACTTTGTACGCCTTGAAAGTTATCACCATAGGTCCAACTTTCACCTACACTTATTAGTAAATGAGATTTATTACGTTTGACTAATACTTCTGTGTTGATTGCACTTATCCAAGCAGGCTGTGATTCACATTGCCTTGTGAATACTTGACAGTTGTTAGTAATACTGAAACTATTAGGTTGTTTACCTGCTAGAAGTTCTTTCCATTTAGGACGCTTCACTCTTGCCGTCCTCTCTTGGAACGATGTTTATATGACCTGCACCTCTGTTAGGATCATAACCACCTTCTGATAAAACATTTCTAGCAATATCTTTAAACCATGCGTCTACAATTTGTTCGTTGCTTTCGCCTTTATAACCTGCGTCTAATAATTGCTCAATGAATTCATTATTCCAATCGAGTTCGAAAAAACCGTTCTTAATATCGTTTTGATTTACGTGAGTATCTAAAACTGCAACCCAAGGTTTCTTAGCCTTAGTTGCCGCTTTCTTTTCTTGCTCCATAAGTTCACGATGTGTAAGTTCTTTTTTGTTGTTACCTTTAGTTTTGTTAAACATATTTTTTAGTTTGTCCATCATATTTACCATCCTGCCTTTCTTATAGCATCTTCGTCAAGTTGCTTGTTTTTAGGTTTCTCTTTTTTCTCTGCCTCTTTACGTATTTTATGCATATCGGAATATGGATAAATGGAATCTGAGTGTAAGTGTATCTCACCATCATCTTTCCATACTTCCTTCTTCCTAAACAATTTCTTAAAAAAGTCAAACATATTAAGTACCTATTGCATTTCCAAATAGATAAACGTGTACTCTTGCCGCCACATTGTAACCTCTTTGAAAAGCCATCTTAGCAACATCACCTGCCGTTGCAGTTTGTTCTTCTTCTCTGGCTCCTACAGGCATAACCCATACAGGCCAGTCAACGCCTTCTGCTCTAAATTTCTCTATTACAGAATCCATTTCATCCCATTGTCTTTGTTCAGAACCAACAACAAACTTTAATTGTCCTGCTTTAGATAGTTCTGCATATTCGCCGACTACTTCTGGGATAATTGCTTTTTTACTTTCTTCACCTGCTACTGTCCATAATTTAGGACTACAACTAAAGAAAACTTCTTCATCAATTCTTTTTACCCATTCCTTAAAAGGATCTCTTAATTTCTGTGTACCGTTAGTTTCAAACGTCATGCTATCAGGCAAGTTACCTTGTCTTTCAAGTTCTTCATATATTCCAACACTTGCCGCCTGTCCTGTAACCATCAAAGGTTCACCACCAGTAAAACATAAGTGTTGTCTTTGTTTACTCATAGGGTGAAGAAACAATCCTTCTGGATTGCTATCTGTTCTTAATATATCAACAATCTTATTTGCTAATACAGTAGGAGTTTCTTGCCCCATTAAGTGTTTGTACTTCTTTGCCCAAGTATAAGAAGAGTCACAACCTTTTTCCCATACAGGTAAGTCCTCAACTCTTTTTACTTGGCTCACGTCATAATCCAGAAATGGCAAATCATATGTTTCTGGATTAGTTGGATCTATTTGCCCAAACCCACTACATTGTAAGTTACAAAGAAAAAATCTTATCCAAGCAGTCGGAACACCTGTATAGTGTCCTTCTCCTTGAATACTGTGAAAGATTTCACTGTAATAATATTTCTTCTCTGCTTTGTCCATTTTAGTCCTGCAAACTTGCAAGAGGTTCATTTACATAACTATCGTTGTAATCACCATTACTATGAAAGTTACGAGTGCTAGTATCCTTAACAAGTACACCGTCTTTGATTCTATATGTAGTGTATTCTGCTTTGATTACACCTTCAGTACTTCTTTCAATATGTTCTTTCATAGGTCCTTCCCCAATCATTATACAATCTCCTCTACAATGCCTAATACTTCTGCTAGGAAAAATACTGCACCTGAACACATCATTAAAAATCCAACTTCAGTAATAAAGAAGTCAGTGTACATTATTTCTCCAGTCCATAAATTAAATCCTGCCCAAGCAAGTAAGCCTGATGCTACAAATCTAAAAATGCTCTTAACCAGACTCACGGCAAAATGCCCTGCACCTGGATCTTTTGTTGCTACTTTTTTCATATTAATCCTTTGAGAACTCTTGTTGTAATTTAACATTATCAATAAACTCTTTTTTAGTTGCTGGATCATTTTTAAATGCTCCACGTAAAACAGTAGTCTGTGTTAAAGAACTATGTGCTTTAATACCTCTGTTTTCACAACAACCATGAGTTGCCTGTACATAAACACCTACGTGTTCACTACCTGTCTCTCTTTGTATTGCATCTGCAATCATAACATTAAGTTCTTCTTGTAGTGTTCCTCGCATAGCACACCATTGT